GCAACAGGTATGCAGATTTTAAATGAGAACCAGAACAAATTAACTACTGGTGTAGTTAGGTCATTAAATAATCTAGTGACATCTAATGTCCAAGCTGTTTACCATTGGTTAATGGCTGACTCAGATGACATTGCTATTAAAGGAGATTTCCTTTGTCAGGCAAAGAGCTATGATACATTCATGGCAAAGGAAGTTACGATTCAGCAGGTGCTACAGTTAATACAGGTTGTAGGTCAAGTTCCTGAAATGAGAGGCAGGTTTAATTTTGAAAAGCTTGCAGTTCCTTTAAAAGCAGGGTTAGGATTAGAAATAGATGGTCTTATAAAGACTGAAGAGGAAATGGCTAGAGATGCCCAACAAGCACAACAGCAAACAATGCAGGATGCTAAAGAAGCTTCTGCTATGGAGATACAGAACTATGAGGAAAAAGCACTTGTAGATGAAAAGAAAGCTGTATCTGCAGATGTACGAAAAGGCATGATACAGGAACGGCTGGCTAAAATTAAAGAAGGCGACCAAGTAATGAGTGGAGAGTTACCTGATTTAATGTCACAGAGTTCCTTATTACTATTGGAAGAATTAGCTGCTGAAATGAAAGCTCAACAGCTACAACAGCAACAACAGAATGTTCAGAATCAACAGCAAGAACAGGCAGCACAGGGTGCGTCTGGACAGGGAGAAGTTGGATCACCTCCTAACATTGAGGGAAGATCCGAGATGGAACCAACTCTCTGAATTTCTTGAGGACAGACTTAGACGGAAAGAGGATAGACTCTCTGAGAAGCCCCTCTATGACGGAAAGGAAGTGGCCTCCTTTAACGTACTAATTGGTGAAATTAAAGAAATCAAGAATATTCTTGACCTTGATAGTTTCGTCCGAAATGTACTAACCCATAACGAAGAGTAACATATGCAAGAAGAAGCACCTCCTTTTGAGGGAGAAATGCTTGACTCTCAAGCAAATGATCAAGGGGCAACATCAGATGAGATTGCCGAAATTAAGCAGAAACTGGAATCAGTAACAAAAAGTTATGAGGACTTAAGACCACATGCAGATCGTGCCTTCAGTGCTCAGAAAGAAAAGGAATCGGAAAATCAGGAGTTGCGAGCTAGGCTTGCAGTACTTGAACGTGAAACAGAATTACATTCACAAACTCAACAGCCTGATCCCTATGAAGACAAAAACTTTTTAACTGAGGAAGATCAACGTGTTCTTGAAGATTTCCCTGAGGTTATGAAAACTTCAGAGAAGTTAGCAGAACGATTAGTTAATCGGCAATTATCTCAATTTAAAGAACAACAGATAACCGATGTAGATGATAGAATAAGTAGGTATGTAGATTCAAGATTTGATGCACCATTGAGTGAGTTGAATCAAAAGTATGATTCGATTTCTCAGCAATCTTATTTTGATAGCAGACTTGGGTTCGGAGTATGGCCTGCAATTGAAGAAGATAGAAACTTTATTGATTGGGTTAATCAAGATTCAATACGCAGACTAGGTATGACTCAAGGTGACAATGAGGCAAAAGCACAAGTGATACAATTGTTTCTCGGTGCTAATGGAGAACAACCTTATACTGGCAATGATCGACAAGATCAAAGGAGGCAACAGGCTTCTCAGTTAATGGGTTCTTCACAACCTCAAGCCACAACTTCAGATCCTACTCAAGGACTAACAGGAGAGGCGTTGTATAACGCAATGCCTGACTGATAGTTTTATTCTTACTCTACATACATCTAATTTTTTAACAATATAATAGAGTAAGACAATGGCTAATAATTGGGTTAGTGGAAGTAATACTCCAGCAACGGCTCATAATAGAGGTGGTGCTGGTGGTGTAAGTGTTGGAGGAACGCTAAAATATGGCTCCCTAGATGAGACAGAAGCGTTTAAGATCCAAAAGAAATTTTTATCAATTGCGAAACGATCCATGATAATGGCTCGATTTGCACAAAAAGAAACCAAGGCTCAGAAAGAAGGGCTAGAGGTAAGATGGAAGCGTTTTGAAAAATTCGCATTACCTATGGTTCCATTGGCTGAAGGTGTAAAGCCACCAGCCGATACGTTATTGCAGACAATCATCAAGGTGAAGTTGAACCAATATGGTTCTTACGTTGCCACTACTGATGTATTGGTTGCAGCAGCGACTGATCCTATCATCCAACAAGTCACAGAACGTCAGTCAATTCAGGCTGCCGAACTAATGGACTTTCTAACTTTTCTACATGCACGTTCTGGTACTCAGGCAGCTTATGCTGGAGGAACTTCTCGTGCAACAGTAGATGCAGAGATTGGTGGAACAGCCGGGGATACAACTGGTTCGACAACTAATCTTCTTGATACAGCAGTCCGCACACTGGAGTATAATGAAGCTCGCAAGATTGCGAAGCAGATGACTCCATCTCCTAAGTATAACACTGAGCCAGTACCTGAGGCATATGTTGCCGTAGGTCATACTGATTTACGTAAGGATATTGAGAAGCTTCCGGGTTTCATTCCTTATGTTAAGTACAGTAACAATGGTCAGCAAATGCTACCGGGAGAACTCGGAAGTGTCGGTGTGATTAGATTCGTACTTACAACTCAAGCAGCTCCATTTGGTAAGCAACCAGATGGGACTGAGATTAAGGATACGAATATTGCCCATACTCAGGGTTCTTATACTCCGGGTTATGGTTCTCCAGTATTCGGTCAGACTGCAGGGCAGGCTTCACAGACTGTTTCTGATGCATCTAATTATGGTGAAGCAGGTACAGCAGAAGCTGAAGAAATCGGGGCAGCGATTGCTTCCCTAAATCTTGTTACAACTACAAATACTAATAACGTGCAGGTTTATCCTGTTGTTATTTTTTCAGCAGAATGCATAGGGTGTGTATCACTCTCTGGTTATGATGCTGTTATTCCTAAAGTTGTAATGCCTCAGCCTGCAGTTACTGATCCTTTGGGTCAATCAGGTTCAGTTGGTTGGAAGAGCTGGTATGCTTGCCAGATCCTCAATGAAGATTGGCTGTATCGTATCGAGTGTGGAGCATCTACTATTAGTTAATAGAGGTGAATGACACAGCGTTTTCAGGGGTGGGTTCCACCTGCCCCTGTCTCAGAAGCAATATGGGAAACGGGTATAATTGAAATAACCCATCATAATTTTAATGGGGATAATGGTACTCTAATTACCAATGCTTACTTTGATCACTATCTTTACCCTGATACTGCCCCAGAAAGGATATCAGTTGTATTAACTGAACCTTTTAAAGGAGTGGCAGCAGATATATGTGTAGGGAGAGTGAGTAGAGTAAAGGAGGAAAGAGAGTTGTATTTAAAATGGGCAGGGTTACCGCAAGAACCTCATTCGTTTGAGCAACGCCCAGATTCAATCTTTCTTCCACCAGACGGATCTAATAAAACGATTCGGTTAACAGTCAGATTACGAGGTTCAGATCCTCCTAGTTCTGGCAGAATTTTATTTTTCATTAAAACGAGAGCAACAAGATGAGTGAACTAGCAGGAGGAATGCTTCCAGCCGGGGAGTACGGACACCAGATTAATAGTCCTATGTATGATTCAGGACGTAAAAAAAATGTCTCAGTACATAAAACCTTCCAAGATGATATGGCAATAGAGGTAGGTAAGGACTTAAAGACACCACCGGGATGGGGTGTAATAGTAATTGGATTTGGGGATGATCCATCACAAATGGGGCCAGTTACTGTTACATGGAATGATTGGGTTCTCAGATTCCCAAGGAATTCTCGCAGAGCTATTCCACCGGGGCACTTCTCTGTACTCATGGATGCAGTAGAGACAAAGTACCATCAGGCACAGGAAGGTACTCCACTAGTAGGTTATAATGTGAACAGATATAATGTCCAAGTACTTAAGACTCCTGAGGAGTCTAATATTGATAAGGATAAAGTTAATGCACAAGTTGAAAGAGTTGAAGTTGCATGATTGATTTAGTTGACATTAGATCACGGGTAACAACTGTTCTACAGGATTTATCGTATGTCCGATGGACTAAGACTGAATTAAATAATTATATTCATGATTCAGTCTTAGATCTGATTAGAGCCATCAGGTTACCTATAGAAAATAAAGATGTAACTATTAATCCTACTAACCATAAGGTTAGTCTCCCTACTAATCTAATGGATGTGAATGGTGGTTCTATTGCAGGGAGGGAATTGCCAGTAGTTACTACATCAGAGATGAAGAAGCTTTCCTCAGAGGGAAGGCTCCCAGCGACTACAAAAGAAGGTGAGTATTCTGTCACACAGATATTCGGGAACCCCTTATGGAACTGGGTAGAAGACTGGACAACTGTGACGGGCACACCGCAAGCACTTGTGATTGATCAAAGATCCTCTGGTATTATAACAGTCTGGCCTATCCCTTTAGAGGAAGCAACGCTAAAATTAACAGGGACATCCCGGCCTACTAGAATGAGTGATGAAGTGCCGTACCAATATACAGCTACAAGTGATGGTGAAACAGGAGTAGTACATGAGATAATTACAACTCTACA